CTATAGACATTGTTAGAAAGACTTTTGACAATGACAAACTTGTGGCCACCGATGCATTTTTTGGACATTATGATGGCATATCAATATGCAAGAAACATAAAGATGTTTATGGCGGAACTCATACTCTAGATATGGTTATATATCAAAGTGAAATATGGGATATCTATGTTGAGGACGTTCCTTATTCTTTAAAAGAAAATCAAGCATTACTTTTTTGGGGAGGATCACAGTTGCATTGGAGAAAACAGTTAGAAAATCCAGAGGCTTATGTTGCTGTTATTGTTTGTCATTACGCAGAGCCTGGTCACTGGAGACATAAGTAAAAAAATTAAAAATTAAAGTTTTTCTTTAATAGTTTTATTAATGACATTTATTACTTTACGTGATGAAATAGACTTGGAACTAAAAGCCTCGGTATATCCATGCTGTGGCATATCTTCTTTCTTTAGGTGAGCCTCTGGGAATCTATTACGAAAAACCTTTAAAACCTCCTGTTCTACAAGCCTAGCGCTATCTCTATTTTCAAAATACCAATAACGAATAATCATCCATCCTTTTACTCTGTGTTGAGAATATCTACGATTAGATAGATTGGATATCCCAACCTTAAAGGCTTTAAGGGCTGGGGAGTATATTAAATATAGTAGGGCTCTTTCCATTTGTATATTATATCTTGACTTATCCCCCGTTTTGTTGGTATACTAAGACAAAGGAGAAAAATGACAGCATTATTAGTATTAGGTAGTTTTTTTATTGGCTTTGTTTCTTGTTATTTTTATATGACAAAAGGCGTAGATCAAGACTGAGTTTGGGTATCAAACAAACCATTTGAAGATGACTAAAAGAGCAGTTGTTTGTGATGTATGCAAGAAAGAAATTGAAGTCAGGTGGGCAATTTTTGCAAATGAAACACTGGGTAAACATAAAAAAATGGAGCATAAATGAAAAAAAGTAACGATAAAGTTTCTAAGTCTAAAGTTAAAAGAGCAAATAAAAACAAGAAAAGATTGTCAAATAAGGTTCAATTATCTAAATTTCAAAGACAACAAATAAGTATTTATGAAAAAATAAAAGGCATGACTTATGCAAATATTTTACAAAATAAAAAAGATAACGAAAAAGAATAATGAGTGGACAATTAATTTTTGTCGGTGTTGATTTAGGAAATGTTAACGATATTACTGTTAGGGCTTTAGATATAATTAAAAGAACAGATGTCTTTATCGTAGAAGATAAAGGATTTTTTAAAAATAAATTAAAACAATTAAACATTGTAGATAATAAAAAAATTTATCAATGGCCCGAGCCGACTGTAGATCTTCGAACCGAAATTATGAAAAAGCATAGTTGGCAAGGCATATCAGATGACGAAATAATTAAAATAATAAAAGACACTATTGATAATGACAAAAATGTTGTATATTGTTCTGCTGAAGGGATGCCTGGAACCACAGACCCAGGGACAATGTTAGTTTCTTTGGCATTAAAAAATAAAATTCCTTATACTGTTTGTCCAGGACCATCAATTTCTTCTTTGATTATTAGTCATTCTGCCTTTACATCTAGTGAATTTATATATAAAGAACTAATTCCAGCAAGCAAAAAAGATCAAGATATTTTTTTGTTAGACTTGCTTAATCAGGGAATGCCTTGTCTTTTTCCTTACATTAAAACAGATCACCAAGACTCAAAAACTTTTATATTAGAATTTTTAGATAAAGTTATTAATATTTTTCCAAATGACACATTGATTACAATAGTAATTAATGCTACAACAATTAACGAATTGATTATAAATGATTTTATAATAAATGCAAAAAATCAATTATTAAATTATGATTTTGACGTGCCATTTAAAATGTCTTTTCTCATTATACCCACATCATCTGGTAGGTTACCAGAAGAAACTCATAAAGAAATAACAAAAATTCTTTTTGAGGAAATTGGCAAAATTAAAGTCCATACAATAGACATGAACAACGCTATTTTAGAAATTGAGTACGATAAGATAGCAAATAGAATTATAAATGAAATTAAAGGTTTAGGTTAATTTTTTTAAATAAATGTCTGAGGTAAGGTTGTCATTTAAGGCAAAAGCGTAAACGTACCAATCAGAATTTTTATAAAGAAAATCATTAATTGCATGAACTGTCCCTTGTTTTTTCCCTGTATTTGTATCATTCTCATAAATATTGTAATCATTAAAGCCTAAAATTCCATCTATACTTAACCTAGATTTTGATATTTCTATTTGATGTTGTATTGAGGTATACGAAGTATCATAATCCATATATAAAAAATCAAAAGTATCTTTATTGTTTAAAGCAAAATCTTCATATTTTCCTTGAAAAAGTTTTACTGTTGTTATATTAGAAAATCTTTGTTTTACAAAATGAAAATGCTGCTCTGGCCCATGCCACCTGCTTTCATGATATTCGGCAGCATTCCAATCAAGAGACTCATATGGGTCAACTAAGACAGATTTAGACGGAGAGCAAACCTCTATTACCTTGGCAGAAAAATCTCCAGCCAAAACTCCAGCCTCTAAAAATGTTAGCCCTTTCGGCAACGTTTTTATAAAATCATATCTACTGCTATATAACTTTGCCCCTTCTAACTGCTTTTGAGGGATCATTATTTGTGGCATTAATATATTGTATCACAGAATGATGTATAATGAATATATGAACAAAAATGGTCAAATTAAGCCAGTCAATGTACCAATAAAAAAAATAGATAACATCAGCAAAATAATTGGTACTGGCCCAGACACAATAAAAATAATTAAAAATTTTATTCCGCAATCTGATATCGATGAATTTGTAAATTTTGGAAAAATAATGTCAGAAGTTGAAAAAAATAAAACACACCATTTTATTGTTAATGCAACTGATCCCGTATTGCAAGAAAAATTTAAAAAATATGAAAATATGCTAAGAAATAAAGCAGAAGAACTATATGGATTAAAGTTGAATAAAGATAGACCCTTAGATTTATTTATTCATCCAGAAGGATCTTACCTTGAGCCACATACAGATATCATTGATTATCATCAAGAAGAAGTTTATGATCAGCCCAATTTATTCGCCGAGCAAGAAAAAGTTTGGCCATTTTTGTGGAGTGGGCATCTGTCTATTCTTTGTTATTTAAACAAAGATTACGATGGGGGAGTTTTGTATTTTCCAGATCAAGGAATTGAAATCGTTCCTGAGCCAGGGATGTTTGTGTGTTTTCCTGGAAATTTACATTTTCTTCATGGAGTAACGCAAACTGTTGGGGCAACAAGGTTTACTCTTTCGTTATGGACTAAGTTTAGTGATTTTAAAAATGAAATTATAGAATCGGAGTCTGTCAATTTGCAAGAACCCCTAATAAGTGAATACTTTAAAGTAGAAAATATTGCTACAGCAGATCCTAAAAAAATATTTACTGATTCAATTAAAGATGACAATAAAATAAAAGATAAAGCAACTATTTTTTTGGGAACCAATAAAGATACAATTAAAATTGTAAAAAATTTTATGCCTAAAGATGATCTTGCCGTCATAAATGAATTATGTAATTTTTACTATAGAAGAGATCACATTGATGACGATAATATTCCTATTGCTAAAAACTTAATATTAAAATATAAAGAAAAAATTAAAAATATTTCAGAAGATTTATTTAAATTAAAATTAGAACACGATAATGATGCAAATAGGTATAACATTAAAAGTGATTATTTAAATGGTAGATTGCCTTACTTTGCAACCAATATTCATAGCGATATCTTGACTGATTATGAAAATAATATTAAATATGATTGGAGTGGGCACATATCAAATTTGTTATATTTAAATGATGATTACGATGGCGGGGAATTATATTTTCCTGAGCATGATTTTAAAATTAAGCCAGAACCAGGAATGTTAGTGTCTTTTCCAGGAAATTGGTACAACAGGCACGGGATAATGCCAGCAAGCGATTTCAGATATGCAATTAATATATTTGTAAAAATTTCTGGATATCCAGATCAACCAGAATATATATGAGACCAATCTTTAAAAGTTTGTTTTGTTTTTTTTGCTTGCTCAATTTCATCTAAAGGATTTGTTGTAGATGAATGTCTCCAATGATTTTCGCCAATACAATTAAAACAAATCATTTCTACAAACTCATCGTCACCAAATAACACCCTTTCTCTCCAGTGTGCTTCTTTTTCTCCTTCAAAACAAACTGCATCATTATCTAATAGTTCTATTCTTTCTCCCTTAATAAACAAATCCCATTTTTTATTAGTTTTAACTTGATAATCAAATACTACTTCGCAAGCGTAGTCATCTTTATGTGGCAATAATTTTGGGGTTCCATATTCTTTTTTAAACCTCATAAAACCAATATCTTTTACTATTAATTTTTTATTATATGTGCTGTTAACGTAGGCTTCAACTTTATCAATAATATCTCTATTTAAACTATCTAAGCCAATTAATTTTCTTCCTGTCTGCCTATATATTTGTCCAGCCCCCGAATCTTCTGTTTCTTTTATATTATTTAATATAATATTTATTTCTTCTTTATTAAAAAAATTATTAATTATCTTATACATATTTTTATTATATCATTAAATAAAAAAGGCCACACATTTCTGCATGGCCAATTTTAGATTAAACCTATTTCTTTTTCTTTGCAGCAGCCTTCTTTACAGGGGCCTTAGCAGCCTTTAAAGCCTTGTCTACGGACTCAACAGTTGGTAGTAGACCAAATGCCTGATCTCCAGGATTTATTGCACGTAATAGAACGGGCGCAATGGCAGCCACTAGAGCAGCCCATAGATCCTTTGGATCTGTAATACCAGACATGTATAGGGCAAGTCCTGCACCTAATACTGATCGACCATAGGATGCTCCCATAGCCTTTAATTGTTTAGTGTCAATGTTTGACATGTTTCTCCTTTTTTATATATTTTTTATTCCCCCGTTTAAAGGGTACTTCTATTATAGCACTATCAACCCTAAACCTTTACTTTATATCCTTTTGGACATTTAGAGTTAATTTCAGGCATAGTTTTTATTAGTTTGCCCCTATAACATTTTGTTGTTTTTTGCACAACAGTTTTTGTGGTTGACTCAAATGCAACTGCTTTTTCGGGCACTGCAATTGGAACATTATTTAAATTAATATAATTCTCAGCCTCTTTAATTAAAGATAAATAGTCATATGCAGCAACTGATCCCATATTCATTTCATTTGTTTTCCACCCGTTACCACTGCAATTTGGAATTCCACCAAAACCCCAAGATAATGGTCCTAAATAAATAAAATTTTCTCCATCTTTTATATAAAATGGCGACCCTGAATCACCAGAACACGTGCTTGGTCCTCCAGGAACTTGAAGTACATGAATTTTCATTCCATAGTGACCAACTCCACTATAACTATAAACTTCGGATTTTACAGCGCTAATTCTTTCATTTGAAACTAATGGAAATTGTGCATACTTTGGTTTTGTAAAATCGTTTTGTTTATGTTCTTTGCTTTGCAGACCATAGCCAATTGTTGTAACCATGGCCTTGTTTTTTATATAACTATCTACCTGTTCTTTTGTGGCTATGTATACTTTTCCAGGAACTAAAATTTTATTTTTTAAAACTAAAACAGCAAAATCATCGGTATCTGAATAATCTGTTCCTGTTTTAATTTTCCAATTTGAAAAAGTTTTTTCTATAGGAAATAATTCGTATTCATTGCTGTTTGGCACGTAAGGCATACCTGGTTTTCCTATATACTGTTGTTGCAATAAATTTTGTGTGTATCGGTCAAATATACAATGCCCTGCAGTTAAAACAATTTTTTCAGAATATAAAAATCCAGTACAATTTTTGCCACTACCTTGAATTATAAGCGGGACTGTTCTCCCATCATTTGGCGCATCAGGAGCATTCTCCATAGAATGTGCTGGAGAAGCAATAGAAATTAATAAAACAGTTAGGATTGTTTTTATTTTTGTCATATATAAAGTATAGTGTCAAATCAATGATTTGTCAATATTAATATATAAAAGTTCGTGGCTTATTTATTTGTTTTTTAATTTTTCTTATTTGTATTTTAAGTTTTATATATCTCTTTATTTTATTTATCATATTATTTTCCTAATTGTTGGTATTTTTTATAAAATTCATTGGCCCAAAAATTGTGAAGAACCCTTCCAGCATGATGATCTCTTTTGCTATAATCATCTTTTTTAATTTCATGATCTTTATAGTATGTCTTGGCATAATCTTCAATTTTATTGTTTTGAATATTAACAAAATTGTCAAATGTTGATAGCCTAGATATGCTTTCTTTATCTATAGAATCCCACGAAGAAAATATTAATTTAATATTTTTTTGTATACACAATTCGCTAAAAAGTTTCCAAGAAATCAAAAAATAAACAAAATCCTCTAGATGCTCTTTAGGCTCTGTTGCCCAGTCTGGACCTTTCCCTTTGTCAGGATTCTCCATATTGTAGACTTTTGGATATTTTTGCCAATATGCCCACGGATGTTTGTCACCAGAATAAAGAAACTTTCTTTGATGATTTGGCAACATAATAAAATAGGTATCAGGGTAACCATACTTTTTAAAATAAACTAAGGCATTTGTTATAATTCTTGACCAACCCCAACCAGATCTTGCTAAATTAAAGAATCCAGAACATTTTTCTTCTTTAGATAAAAGATCATACAAGATTTTAGACCAAGCGTCCTCTATGTTTCCGCCAACACCTTCTGTTTCTGAGCATCCAGAAAAAAGAATATGCTTCCCATCATGAACATTGGTAAAATCATCAGATCTAAACTTTTGTTTGTTATAATTATAAATAACCAATCCGTCATCGTCAGCATTAACTTTGTCTTCTGGTTCGATTATGCTAAATGTTTTTTGTTCGGTATTAATCATCCACGTTGTATCAAATTGATTCTTAAATAAATCCATAAAAATATTATCTGGGTCAGTAAATATGTAGTCTTCTGTAACAGGAGAAGACGAAACATGTTTTGGAATATCGTTATTTGTCATTAGCAGTCCTTTTTTATATATATATCATAAAATCCTAGGGCATGTAATGCTATTGCATCAACGCTCCAATTACTATTATAGCGTAAAAACTCATTTACTACCTGAAATGTTGCGTATGGCTTGTCTTCAATTATTCCATCATAAATCAAATAATCATTGAGGCCAATAATTCCTCCATCTTTAACTAATAAGGAGGCTGCTTGAAGGGTGGGCCTTATGTCTTTTCTATCGTTAGTTATATCTAAATATATATAGTCATATTTATTTAAAATATTTTTTAATATTTTTTTACTATCCCCTTTAAACGTTTTTACGTTGTTGTATGTACTAAATTTATCAACTATATAGGCTTCATGCGTTTCTGGAGTATATAATAGTTCATGTTTTTGCCCCGAACATTTACACTCTCCAAATTTTCTCCAAGACCAACACTTTATCAAAATAATCTACCAAGTGTATACATTCTGGGGTTTTTTGTTTAGCCACCAATTCGGAATAATATCCCCAGGCTACCCCTACCTCCATATAGTTTAAACCAAAAGGGAGAGTCTTGACGTATTCTTCTCTAGACGAATATATTTTTGCAAGATTAAGTTTGTCTTGATCAATTAAATAAGCACAGTCTATTTGATCATCTAACAAAACAAAGTCATTAGAAGATGCAGGAGGCACTGGCATTCTTGACATTTAAAAAGTTCCTCCATCTAGTTTTGTTGGCGGAGATGATAGAGTGCCACACTGTGAACATCTCATATCTAAAAAATATAAAGCAATTCCGCCATTTTCAAACATTGCCTGGATGTCCCATATTTTTGATCCACAAATACAGATATGCTTTGGGACTCCGCTTGAATCAATCACACTTACACGGCCTTTCTGGTTAACAAAACAATTGCCCCATTTTCTTCTAATGCTTTTTTAACTTTTATCATATATTGTACTGCTTCTATTTTGTCATCATGCCCTAATTTTACAAAAGCCAACTCGTCTGCTCGAACAACTAAAAAATGTTCATTATCTACAAGATCAACACTAAAATTTTTAGGGGCCCTGATAGACCTAAAGGCTCTACGCATACTGTCTGTATACATTATAATTCTTTATCCATTGTTAATGCTTTCCAATGAGTTGACCACTTTTCTTTTGTTTTATGAGAATTAAACTCTTTTGACGGCTCCCCTTCTTCTAAATATATCCCTCCCCAAAGGCCATATTCTTTACCAGATACTCCGACTGCAAAGCATTTTTTTAATACTGGACAATTTAAACAAAATTGATCTATCCCATTTTTATAATCTAG